GTGAGGAATAACAAATGGGGAAACTTGGGCTTCATCCCAGTCAGTCACCAGCCCATCGGTGTCCCCTGCGTGAGCAGGGACCCGACAACTGCGTGTAACTGATCGAGGAAGTCTTCGCACGACAGATTTCCACGTTCGGTAAAGCCGTATATCGCAACCAATACCACGGTTGCGGCGGCTCGCCAGACGTTTAATCCCGTTCGCGAGGACGAAGAGCGCCGAAGCGCTATCAGGGACCTCTTTAACAAAGAGGGGACGGACCTCGTCACCGTCGTAGTAGTCTTTTCCGCACGATTCACGAAAAGCTCCTGTAGCAAAGGATTTTTGGCCGTTAAGCCGGAATCCGAAATACTCCAGGATACCCTTCAGTGTCTCGTAAGCGGCGACTGGCACTACAATGTCATCACCATACACCCTAACCTCAGAAGGAGGGCAATTAGCGATTTCACACGCGCTACTAGCGAGAGCCCAAAAGATCAAGCTCTCAAGTTCGAACGTGTAACCGTTTCCCATACTGGAAAACTTCTCGTAAACGTAGGTTGTCCCGTCTAACGTACCGACTTTTGATCGGCACGAGTCGAGAGCATAGAACCAATCATCCGGAAGGAGTGATCGGACTAGCTCCTTAGCCACCGTATCGGAGGCTGAAGACAAATCTATAGTAGCGAGAAGCCCGTCGACCGACCCAGACAACGCACACTCCTGGTTAGGAGTCTGATCATCCAGATCGACCCCGACCCGACGCAATCTCTTCCGCATCATCCTACCTATGCCCAACTGGGCATAAATATTCATCAACGGTTCGATAGCTATCGGACGGTGAGTTAGGGCGGTTTTCGGAACAAAGGTTACTCGGTTGCCAGGAACCAAGTCTAGGTCGGACGTCGTTACGAATGGCCAAAAGCCATCCGCTTCTAGTCCGGTTACAGACCTGGCCCACTGCGGCGAGCTCATCACGAGCATTGCCGCAGAATCCCGAAAGTCATGGGTGACTGACGGGCGGACTTGCAGCTTATCGTAGACCGAAGTCATACCGCGGGTCCTCACGGATGCGTTGAATACTCCGGGTCCAAAACGACAACTGACGAGCCACTCTCTGCCAACGAATCTTCCTAATACTCTCTCGATTTTATGTCCGGCAAGTCCAAAAGCTTGCCTGACGACATCGCTTGCCTTTTCAGGGGCGACGAGAAAGTTACGGATTCTCCGATTGGTGGAACGACAGGCTTCTTCGGCTTCAAAGAATTTCTCCTTTGCAGCTTCCAACGGATTTACACCAGCCGCGGATAGCGGTGCTTTCTTCAAGAACGAGACGGCCAAATAGTCGTCACGAAACTTCGAAGAATGGTTATAGTCCAAAGGATTAACGGTTTTCCGGAACAGCTGTCCCAGATCACCGTAACGAAGAAGTATCTCGCAGGATAGCGAGACTGCCGTATCAAGCGACTCAAAAAGCTCAGTTGCAACCTCCGTCAGGACGACATTACCGTCCGTCCTGAAGCTCTCGACAACAGTACGAAGAGAACCGAAAAGGGCCTTGCGCCCCCCTCGGTCTTGAGACCTGCTCATGGAATGATCTCCCCTGCCCGTTAAAACGGAAACAGGGGGTTCACTCTCGTTCCTCCTGGGGTACTCACCGCGAAAAAGGAACCGCGTCCGTCATCTTCGACGAACACGAAACCCTTCAAGCGATTGTCAGCCGTGAAGACTGACATGACGCTACAGTCCGACTTTGTTCGACGCGGGTTGTAAGTAACAACCAACGTCTGCATCGCCGGAACTACAACGTCAAGGTCCCCAAAGCCCGAATTTTCATGACCGAATGTCTTCGACACTCGATCAAACTCTTCGAGCCATATATCGGCCTCGGCCGCGATGAAGAACGCCTGATGGCGCTCCTCCATCCCGATGAAGTCGAAATGGTACTCGAGAGGACTGAAACGTTCGAGCAGAGCACGGATGGCCTGTGCGCGAACTGAGAAGTTACGTGACTTAGCCATAATGGCTCCTTGGTTAGGTAGGAATAGCGCCAGTTTCTGCAGCAGCCTTCACAATGGCTTGGCCGACCAGCTCTTTAAAGCGGGCATAGGCTTCGTCCACGTTAGTGTTGCTGAGATTGGCGGGACGCAGAATCTCAAAGTTCATCGTAACCGTGCCGTCGAGCGCACCGGTGGTACCGTTGACCACAGGATACTTCAACGAACCGGGGACACGATAGACTCCGTTGGTCTTATCAGCCGGGATCTTACGACCCAGGCTGGCGCGGACCATCCCGAGGATAGACGTAGCGCCCGACTCCACCCACTCGACACGATCGGATTCAACCGAATACACGTCGAAGGTGACGTTAGACGCCGCGTTGTTCTTCAGGGTCAATGCAGCAGCTGCTGCCATATAAACACTCCTAAGGAGGAAGTTAGATACGCGCGCCTCGCGGCGCGTTTGCTCTCAAAAGTGCGAGACCAGTGACGAGACGTTGGAATCCCAACTTCCCGATGTTCACCGTCCTTGGTTTCAAGAGCTCCGGATCGACAGAGATCGGTCTACGCCAATATTGCGTGCGACTCACCCAGGCATAGCGGTCCCCATACGCATGAAGATTACTACCGTCATCAGGAGTGATGGCGGGTTGGTCCCATGTGTAGTAGGTATGCTCTTCCTGAGCGATGCACGCCGTCTTGAGCGTAAGCCCGACCATAGCGGTTTGTGCCGTAAGCCAGTCTCCGACTGAACAAAACCAATCGAAAACAAAACTATACGGTATCCGCTCCCAAACATACAACGCAGGGTTGGTAAGGCCCAGTTGTTGTAGTTCCACAGCGCGAGGATCTGTCAACTCCGCGCGGAGCTCGCACTTAGTCTGTACTCGTCCTTCCCAGGACTCCAGCACAGGCCAGTAACGATCATAATACGGTCCAGCCATAGTCTCATCAGAGCCCTTACGGGACTCAGAGATTGACGCTGTCGCCCTTATGATTTGCCTCTGTGGTAGGGCAGACTGAGCAAAGAACTCAGCCGCCCCCTGAACATCCATAAGTAAGGGCATCCACCCATACTTGTACTCGAGCCAAGTCTTATGGACAGCTCGAGGAGAAATGTTCAGTTGACGAGCAACTTCTCGAAAGTTGCCGCGTCGAAGTGCTCTGATAGCTCCGTCGATACGGCGAGCCGTACCTAGGATGAGATCAGACGTCTTCGATGCTTCTGCTAGGGCCAACGCAAGGTTGATTTTCTGGTCAGATAATTTGACCAGTGCCTTTAGCAGCACGTCATTGGCCTGGGCATTCCAGTCCGCATAGGGAAAGTAGTGTTCCTGCATTAAATTATGCCGGTCTACAAACACCTTATTGTACTGGAAGGGGATACCAGGCACATAGACGTTAGTGGTACTACCAGTAGACTTGTTCGTATAGGAGTACGTCCAGGGTTCTTGACCCCCGTCCGTTATTCCATACACGAACTCATTAACTGGCAAGTCCACTTTAGGGATGTTATAGTAGTTGTCTGTATTCGTCCAATATCGATGGCGAGTCCACCAGTTCCAGCTTACATAGCCTGGAGCTATTGTTTCTTCACCATTCGAATCAGACGGCATGACGATTACTCCATTAACATACCCAACCGCGCTTCACAGCGCAGAAAGACCGAGGATCCGAGCCTCA